CGTCTATGCCGTGTTCCTCTTTATGGACACCCTGGACGACAAACTCAAGCACGTGTTCCAAGATTTTTTCGGGTGAAGTAATAAAATGTGGTTCTACCTTCTGACGACGGCCATCACGTTCTTCCTCCTCACGCCCGGCATCCTCGTCCGCCTGCCCCCGGGTGGCTCGCAGACGACGGTCGCGGCCACGCACGCGATTGTGTTCGCGATTGTGCACAAGCTGGTGCACATGTACGTGTTCAAGCGTTCTTAAAGCATCCGCGCATCACGCGTAACAAACTGAGTCTCCATCTTCTCAGGGTAAAACACCTCGTTCATCACCTTCCGCACAATATCGACCTCAAAGGGCTTGCACGAAAACACATCTAGGTACATATCGTTCGTCTCCTCGACGAAATGTGCACAGATATTCGACGTCTCGATCAGTTGGACGAGCGTATATCCCTTCTTGTTACCCGTCCCGAACATGATGACCTGCGGCTCGCCATAGGCCACCATGTCAATGTCCTGGACCAGACGCCGAGAGAAGCCACGGATGATGTCCGCTGACCGAATCGCCGGTGCCAGGCAGTTCTTGGCGTTGACCATCACGTGATATCCCCAGGGCGTCAACGGCGTCATGCTATATGTGTTTGGTGGTAGCCTCTCACTAAATCGCTTGTCGCATCAAGAATAATGGGCGGGCGGGCGTCCAAGGACATGGCCCTTGCCTTCGTCGTCTTCAATCCCGCCCAATCCAAACGCCTCATGATGAATTACCTCTATGTCGCCAACCTCTACCGTTCTCACGGGTTTCCCGTCTACACCATGGAACTTGTCTTTGACGACCGCGAGCCCGAGATACCGGACGCCTTTCACGTGCGGGGCAAATCACACATGTTCCACAAGGAACGACTGTGTCGTCTTCTCGAGAAACGCATCCCCCGACGGTTCACCAAGATTGCCTTTTTGGATGCCGATGTCATCTTTGACTACGTCGAATGGTATGAGGAGACCTCGAAGCTCCTCGATACACACGATGTGGTCCAGCCCTTTGAGAATGCCCACTGGATGACACTGGGATACAACGAGGTCGAGCTGAGCCGCCAAACGGTGTTGCATATGAACGGACCCACCTGGGACTTCAAGTATCACCCGGGCTTTGCCTGGGCCTTCCGTCGGGATTGGTATCGCAAGTACGGGTTCTTTGATTGGGCCGTCTCGGGAAGTGGAGACACCCTGTCGACGGCCCAGTGGTTACAAAAGCCCTTCCCGAAGGACTTCAAGTCTCTGCCGCGGTCGTTGCGCTTTGTCTACAAGGAGTACGCGCAGCACCCTAGACCCCGTATCACCTATCGGCCGGGGGATATCTATCACCTGTACCACGGCTCTCGGAAGAACCGGCAGTACTCAGAGCGACACAAACTTCTCGAGGTGTCGCAACACATCGAGGAGATGATCGAGTTGAACAAGGACGGGGTCTACGAGTGGAAAGACCCCGCGTGGAATGCGGTGTTCCTCGATTACTTCAAAAACCGATTCGATGATGACGCCTAAGCGCCTAAGCGCGTAGGCGTTTAAACTATACAAAACCTATACCCGACAACAACAAATGTCTGTTGCCCCAGTTGTCACGGCTGACGAACTTCGCAGGATGTCGCCCGAGCGTGTCCAGCTGGAGGCCAAGCGGATGTGGGCCGAGGCGATCCTGGAGATTGTGCACACAAAGGTCCTGCTCGCCGCACGGGAGGGAAAGACCTCGTACACGGCAACCATCACGCACACCCGCGAACCTGCCGATGAGGAGATGGTGAACATGCTTCTCGCCATCACCCGCACCACCTTCCCGGGTGCTCGGGTCATCTACAGCGACCCCTTCGGTCTCACGATCGACTGGGCGCAGTATTAATAAAGTTCGAAAAAACGAAACCGAAATCAATTTTGCCCGTAGAATCTCACAGGTAAAATGGACTTCATCAAGGAGTTTATGGAAAAGCGGGGTGCGACGCGGGCCGATCAGGGCAATCACAGTGTGTTTTGGGTGGACGTTGAGCATTTCAACGAGTTGCCTATCGAGATGTGGCAGTACAACCGCCCGGCAGATCAAGATCGTGTGAAGGAGATTCATGGGTGGATGAACCAGTCCAAGCGGATGGATGGGATCATCTACCTCGCTCATCAGAAGAACAAGCTTGTATGTTACGAGTCCAACCACCGCCGGGAGGCACTGAAGGGCCTAGAGGGTATGCACCCGATCTTGGTCGATATTCTGTGGAACGCCAACAACGATACGATCAAGGATGAGTTTGTGCGAATCAACAAGGCAGTCTCTGTCCCCGAACTCTACGTCGAGAACAACCCGATGGAGTTCGTCGACGACATTCAGAACCTTGTGAAGAAGTTCTGCGAGCGGTACAAGAAGCTCAAGACCAATACGGATCGGCCTCAGCGCCCGAATTTCAACCGTGACATGCTGACGAACGAGTTCACTCGGATTGTCAAGGAGAAGGGTGTCGACGTGGAGACACTGGCACAACGCCTCGAGACTCTGAACGCGGAGTTGTCCCGACGTGATCGGTCGAAGCTTCCTCCCAAGGTGCTTCAGAAGTGCGAGGAGTCGGGTCTCTGGCTCTTCGCGTGGTCGTCGAAGTTGGACATCTGATCAAAACGAAAGTAGTTTCTGTAGGTCTATGGCTTCTGTTCCCTACAGACAACACACAGATACAGAATGCCCACCTACACAGATATTGCCCGTGCTGCCGCTCTCCTCGGTGTTCGCGAGGTGAAGCCGTACATCACCGCCCTCGAGACGAAGATCAAGGACTTGGAGGAGCGCCTCCACAAGATTGAAACTGCACCGAACGTCGTCCAACCTCAGACGCCGCTCAGTGCAGCAGACGAACGCCTCTACAACATCCTCAAGGCGAAGCGGATGGAGCTGGCCCGCCGCATCGACGCTCCGGCCTACGTGGTGGCGACCAACAAGGCGCTCCTCAGTATGATTGAGAGGAAGCCCCGCAACCTCAACGAGATGTTGACGGTGGTTGGGTTCGGAACGCATAAGACGCGACTCTACGGTCGGGCCTTCATCATCACGCTGACCGACAACTACGCCGATTGATATCTAGTGAACACGAATCCCAAAAAACGAAAAAAAACTTTTTCGTTGGTGTGTCTTTCATCATGGAGTCACTCTACGTTCTTCAGTTGGAGAACAACAAGTGGTACGTTGGAAAGACAAGCGATGTGGCGAAGCGGTTCAAGGAACACCAGAGTGGAAAGGGTTCGGCCTGGACGAACGTAAACAAGCCGTTGAAAATCGTTGAGTCTCGTCCTCTCAAGGACGCATACGACGAGACGAACACGACCAAAGAACTGATGAAGAAGTATGGAATTGATAACGTCCGTGGCGGGGCACACGTGCAGGTATCTCTTCCCGATCATGTGGAAAAGACTCTGTCTCATGAGATTCGAGATGCCTCTGGCAAGTGCTTCAACTGCGGTCTCGGGGGACACTTTGCCGGGGAGTGTCCTATCACGATTCGGGAACCTAAGCAGAAGCGGTCCGCACAGGCACCCGTGCAGGTAGTCACATGCTACAGATGCGGCCGCGAGGGACACTATTCCACATCTTGTTACGCCAGAACCCACGTGCGAGCGTTTAATCTAGAGACCTATGAAACGGACGAGGAGGAGGATGATGACGATAGTGATGACGAGGAGGATGATGACGATAGTGATGACGAGGAGGATTCCGACTGTGAGGTTGACTACGAAGACATTTAAAAACGAATCTGGATTTGTGAGAGTCAATAGAGACTCCCCCCACACAATAAACAACACACTCAGCAGAATGCCTCAACCACGCCTCGTCTTTCGGATGTCGTCCGATGAGATGTACCGGCTCTACGCGAGTTATGCGGATTCCGGGACAGAGGACGGTCGCTCGATGGCCACCCTCCTCGGTCACTATTGGAAGAAGTCCTTGAACAAGCAGAAGATGTTTGAGATGACGCGTATCGGCCTTCTTCGAGAGGCGAAGCACGCCCACGAGAACGAATGGTATGAATTGGAAGCGATCCTGCGGGACTGGGCCGACAAGGCTGTCCCCGAGTAATAAAACAATTTTTACTTAGACACTCTGGATAAATTCCCAGTTGAGGTACTCGCAGATCTTTTTCCAGATCGTGTCGTGGGCGATCAGACGGTCTCGAGATTTGAGTAGCGGGAAGTAGACCTTGTACTCGTCGAGTTCGAGGAGTTCAAAGAACTTGTATAGGATGTAGCTATAGCTGAGGAAGTTGGTGCGGTCGTTGGGGCAGTACATGAGGAAGGGCGCCTGGATTTCCTGAAACATGGCTCGAATCTTCTCCTCAATCTCTGGAGTGATTGTTGGAGGAGGATTGCCGTTGAGTCGAGACAGGATATGTGCCCGATGTTCATAATATTTCGAACGACCGAGTTTCTTCAAAATCTGCCGAATATCCTCCTCCGACAGATCGGCAATATTGTCGATGCGTCGCTTGCGGATCTCCACAATCACCTCGTTCATCACATCCTGCGGAATGATGGTGCTCTCCTTTGCCTGAAACTGGTTGAGGATCTCATTGAGGTGGTTGATCTTTTTGTATGCATAGTTGTTGCGCTCCTTGGGCGGATCACGGAACGACGGAAAGTCCGACACCACCAGCGCATACTCCTCCGACCCACACCGGGGGCACACCAGGATACCCTCCGAACTGATCTCCTCGCGCGCCACATTGCACCCCGCACAGTGCTCGGTCATCAACTGCACATACTCCGGACCATTCGACAACTTCATGCGCGTGACGTACTCGTCGAACATCTGCTTACGGGTGAGTCCGGGGTCCGTCGGCGCCGCCGCATTGAAGAACTTCATGATGGTGTTCGACTCCTTCGTTCCCATCGTCTGTGACGCTGCATTGTCCTGCTTCTTGTAGTACTCATTCAACAGATCCATATTCGAGAGGTAATACTCCTCCACCGGATTGGAACGCTCCAACTCCAACTCAATCTCACGGATGCGCAACTGCTTCGTA